TCTCAGCGATTTCACGGGGTTTCTTACAAAATGCGTACCAATGTTGCCTTGCAACCTGCTTTGAATACGCATATATGAATTTCGAATAGGGAGCCTTGCGTGTGCCATCCACAGTTGATATGCCACGTGGGTGGTTGGGATTCTTATACGCTTCAGCCTTGATGAACATTTTCAAATCATCAATGGGGGCATGTTCTCTAAAACTAGCCTCCTCCAAAATCCTGCGCTGCGCAGGTCTATCCTGTTTGTCATATAACTCCTCATCGTCAACCGGATCGAGCTTGTGCTTCTCCGGTATCATTAGTTCCAAGAACTCATCCATCACTTGTGAGAGAAATGGAGTCATTTTTGCACTTGACACAACATCAGTGATCCTTCCTTTGATCATCTGACGTTCGTTGGCGACGTGATTCGATGGGGTAAAGGCACCATGCATCAGTGGCGTCATAAACGCTCGCATCGGCAATGGTGCCTCAGGGTCGAACAATTTTGGTTCGAATTGGTAACCTCGCACAGCCAGACTGATTGGATACACCACATCTGGCTTAGTGCCGATTTTTGCTCTGTGGAATTCACACAAAGCGGATGCTGCAACATCATCACCATCAGTGTAACTAGAACACGTAGGTTTAGTTAAAGCGATTGTGAGCATACGAGCTGTTGCTGCAAGGGAATCATCTTTTTCCGCTGGCAGCAATGCCTGGGCATAGGAATCAACCCGCCCAGTGGAATAATAAACACCATCGTGTTTCTGCACCTTCAAACGCAAAAATCCCTTTTGAACAGGATTAAGGCGTTGAAGAGGCTGTTGGCCCAACACTAAATTTGCCAACCAACTAGTCCAGACTCCCCACCTTGCAATGGGGGTCAAACATATGAGCTCATGGTCCAAACTCGTCGGCCGTCTCTCTATGTTAAAACTAGCAGCGGAATAAGTGAAACCAAGCCAAGTCCTTTTAACGAGGACTGAGTCCATACCATAATTCCACACATGGTGTTTATAAGCACCACCACCAGAAACAGTGTATACTACTTCACCATCCTTATTGAAAGTAAAGCCATAATCACCCTGTGGTCTTGCGACCTGACCAGGCTGAAATGTGTATATTACTGTTGGACAAAACTGCTC